GGAAAAGTTAGAATCTTTGCAATGGTAGATCCTTGGACACAAATGATCCTAGCACCAATCCATAAATGGATATTTAGATTTTTATCTAGACTTCCAATGGATGGTACTATGGATCAACTTAAACCGTTAGGTTTATACCCAGGTAAAGGAACCTGGATTGCGTCTTATGATCTATCTGCAGCTACAGATAGACTTCCAATAACTTTCCAAAAGAAAGTTATAGAAGTTCTATTTTCTGATACTGTAGCCCAAGCTTGGGTAGACCTATTGGTAGGTAGAACATATGAACTTACTAGAAGTTTCAATGGAAAACCTTACAACTTGCACTTGAAATATGCAGTTGGACAACCAATGGGAGCTCTATCCTCTTGGGCAATGCTTGCTCTAACACATCATATAATTGTGCAGATTGCCGCTATCACTTCCGGGTATAAGACTAGGTTTACTGCCTATGCTATACTTGGAGATGATATGGTAATCTGGGATAAAATGGTAGCTTCAGTATACCTAACCATTATGAGAGATTTAGGTTTAGAAATTAATTTATCTAAATCTATTGTCTCTCCTAATGGCACGGCTTTTGAATTTGCTAAAAGAATATTCATTAACGGACAGGATGTTTCTCCTATATCCTTTACTGAATATTCCGCAGCAATCACTAGCGTCTCATCTTTATTTTCTTTTGTTAGAAAATATTCTATTCCTAATCATGTAGTTTCAAGGCTACTTGGTTTAGGTTATAGAAATACTTGGAAAAGTATTAGATGGAGATGGTATCAATTCTACCAATTAATTCCTACTGATTTTAACAGTTGGCTTCACGATATCCATTTAGTCTATGGAAGTAGTGATCCAAAAGCTGTTCCCTCAGTACCTTTAAAAGATATTAAAGCTTTTCTTCTTGGAGAACTACTAAGTCTCCATAAAAGATTTAAAACTTTAATATTGGACCTTGAGTCTGGATCTTTAATGAATCAATGGATTCATTGGAAGATCTTTCAAGGACCAAGATCAAATAAAGGAAAAGAAACACTGACAAACTCAAGTGAATTCTCTAAGGGGTTATTCGGTCCATTAAATTATTATTCATTTCTATACGATTTGTTTAATCATTTAAGTAAACCGGCACTCAGAACTGCTAAGTCTGAGATCGCAGCTATAACTCCTTGGATAAAGGCCTTGAGAGGAAAAGGGATGATGTCCAAAATGTTCAGTTCAGCGGTTGTTGATAGATTTAATCTATCAGCTTCCTCTATGGCACTTTTAGATGCTCATAAAGTCATGCACAACCTTCCAGTCAACTTCTTGTACCAAAGATCTGTTGTTAGAAAACCTAATAAGCCATTAAATGTTTATCAAATAATGGTTAAAATGTTTAACACATACAGATTCCTTGGTAAATTTAATAGAGATATTAAATTGAAGTAAGATAGCCAACCCTATTACTTAGTGGATCATCTTTAGTAAAGTAAAAGATTACTAATGATTAATCATAAGTATAGAATCAGCATCTGAGCTGGAGTTCTCCGAACAGGATTGGTCATCCTATTGCCCTCGGGCACGCGTATCGGAGTC